GCGTCCGAGAGCGCAATCGCGTTCTCCGCAGCAGGCGAGCCGGCGACGGCGGAATACCACGCGTCCCAGCGGATTGCGCCAATGGTGGGAGTTGTCATCCATTCATGTCCTCGACGTTATCGACGCGAACGGTCCAGCGAATGGTCTCGCCCGCCGCTCCGGTGCAAATGACATAACCATAGCCGGTGGTCGTGTTAGTCCCGAGCGTCGCGGTCCAGGTCGAGCCAGTCCCGGTCGACGCCAGCGGCGCGCCAGTGCCGGTGGAGTAGACCAAAACCAGTGTCGAGGCCGTCGCGCCCTCGTTCCAGTAGGCTAGGGCATTCCACATCGCCGAAGCGCCGGTCGACGTGTTGCGGGCGACAATAAGGATCCGGCTCGCGACAGTTTGGTTCGGCTGAACCTGGATCGTGTTGAGCGTCGAACTGCCGCCGGCGTCTGATGTTGCGGTGACGGGAGTCGCAGACGAGGTTGTTGCGGCAAACACCTGTTCCGAAATTTGCGTCGTACCGCGCGCAGAGCCCAGATGCGCGCTCGAGTGCGACCGCTTGCCGACGACAGAATTATCGAAGGAATAAGCCCCCGTCGAAAGGGAGTACGCGCCTTGCGCATAACTGGCGATGCCGATTGCAGCGGAGGCGTAACCACTTGCCTTGTTGGAGCTGCCCAGCGCCGTCGCATTCGTACCTGTGACGGTTTGAGCGGGCCCCGCCGAGAAACCACCAGTCCCGATCGGCAGCATGCTGATGTTGACGTTCGCCCCCGAACCGCCAGCGGAATAGATGACCGTGCTGCCCTGAGCCGACTGAATGAGAGGCCAAACAGTGTTGGGCAGCGCGCTGTAATTGTTGAACTGCGCCAGCGTTCCAAGACCGTTGCCTAAAACGACACTGCCGGTTCCTTTCGCCGCGATGTCGGCGTCGATATTGGCGTCCGACCCCTGCGCGAAAAGAGTCGGGGCGCCCCCCGCGATATTGCCTTCGACGGAGAAATAGTTGACCGCGTTGGGGAATGGATAAATCTCGAACTGCTTGCCGCCGCTTGGATCAGAAAAGTCCGTCGCGCCGTTGGAGGAGTTCAGTCCGATGACCGATCCGGCAACATAAGCGTCTGTGAAGGGGGAGCCGCTTTCCCCGAGATGGACGCCGTACACCGTAGACCAGCGCTTCCCCAGCGCGCCGAGCGTGCGCAGGTTATCGTTCTCCGGGTAGAAGCCGCTCACATCATAAGTGTAGACGTTATCGGTGCTATTGACGCCAAGCTGGAGCGCTTTCCCGGTATTGGCCGTTAGCTTCAAGTCGCTGCCGGTCCCGCCGAGGACGCGGTTGACGGTGACCGTGCCGCCATCGCCCACGCTGAAAGCCGTGCCGCCCGGAACCTGATAAATCAGAGACGAGCCATTCCAAAGCATGTATCGCGCACAAGCCCCAGTGTTATCGCCATCGAAGCAAATCTGCTGATTTTGCTTCATGTAGATGGTCGAACCGGAGAAGGTCGAATTGGTGAAATCCAGCCCGAGCCAGCCTGAAACAGACGCGTCGAGCATCCGGTCCACGGTCCCGCCTCCGGAATTGGCCCAGAGGTTGAGGCGGCCGATCTTGCTACCGGCTGGGCCTTTGGCTTGGACCTGTGTGCCAACCATGTTCTTGTTGGCGTCGGTCGTCGCGGCATTGGTGTAAATGTCGATCTCCGCGCCGATGCAAGGCTTGACAGGATCGATTTCGCCCGTTTCCAGCGAGCAGACGAAATTGCCGCCCGCACCATAGGATGTCGAGACGTTAAGCACGGTCCCGGCAACAGTTTGTGCGCCTGTTGTCGCATTGGCGTAAGAGACGGAACAAGAGCCGGACGCACAGGACGAAGCCGTTACTTTGTTGGAAAGACCCGACGGTGAATTATAGCCACTTGGCGTAATGCCAGCCACCTTGATCGAGTTCCCAACAGGAACCGGCGTCGTTCCGGGATAGGTAAGCGTCGCTGTAGTTCCGTTGCCGCTGGCCCCCGTTGTGGTCACGAAGTCATTGTAGGGAACTTTCCGAAGCGTCCCATTGGCGGCGACGTTCTCGGCGTTCGTAGAGGCTCTGGAATAGGCCGCGACTTCCGCATGGAAGCACCATTCAAAGCCTGCGTTGGTCGTTCCAGTGTAGCAGCGCGCCTTGATGGCGTTGTAAACCTGCGAATACGTGCCAGAGCCAGAATAAGTACGGCGATCCACAGTGAAAGTGGGGTTCCCGCTATAATCGGAATTTCCGCTGTAAATATACCAAGGGCCAGTGATCCCAGGAACGCCAGAGGCGTTGATGGACGCCGAAAGCCCCGGCAGCATGGTCGAGAGATTGGCCGCCGCCGCGCCAGAGGCGAGCATGGAACCCGTGACAGACCCCGCGCTGAGAATATCCTGCTTGGCCGCAAAGGTGGCGTTCCACTCGGCCGCAGAGGGCTTGTAGCCGGTCGCCCAGCCCGGGGCCGTTTGCGCGCAAGCGTGCGACGCCGAAAGGACAAGCGCCATCGCGCCCGCCAGCAAAAGCCGAAGGTTCATTGTGTTTCTCGCGAAGATGGAGAGGATTAAGCGGCGGGGATCGTCGGTTTGACGGTGATCGAGCCAGCGAGCACGATTTCCGTCGTGCCATCCGTGTCCGTGACCCGCGCCTGATGCCAGAGTTGGCCCGGCGCAAGCCCTGCCGTGTCAACCGAAGTCAAAGGCGCGGTCATGGTCCAGAGGCCGGAGGCATTGTCCTTGGCGAAGCTCGCCGTTTTGGATAGCAATGCAGACGCCGCCGTGGCGCTCGCCGCGATCAGATAATCCCCGGTGGGTGCGGTCAGAACAGCCGGAACGCCCGGCGCGGCATAAATCGCGATCTGGACCGAAACGCTGTCGCCGGCGTTGAATGAAATCATGGGCGAAGTGGTGATCATTGCTTCCGTCCATAAGTGCCGGTGAGTTGAGCGACAGAAGCGCGGACGCCCGAGACGCGGAGGGCGGTATCACGGGAGCCGCGAAGCATAGCGACGATGCCGCGCGTCCCGTTAATCGTCAGGCTGGTTACCCGCAATCCGCTAAGCAGCGCGCCACGTGTGAAAAAGCCATTCGCCGCCAGGATTACGCCGGTTTCGGTGTCAGGGACTTGGCCTGAGCCGGCGAAAACATCGCCGCCCTCGACTGCGCCCAGCGCGCCGGTCGACGCAATAGCGCCGGAGGCCGATGCGCTATCCGCCGGTTCGATGGTGACCAGCGCGCCGACAGCCGCGACGGCCCCAGAAAGCGCAGTCGTGTCCGCGCCTTCCATCGCCGCGAACAACCCTGACGCAAGCACTGACCCGCCAAGGGCCGCCCCATCCGGAGATTCAGTTGCCGCCAGCGTTCCCGCCGTCGTCGCCGCGCCTGAAATGCTAACGTTGTCCGCCGCTTCCGTCGCAGCCAGAACGCCGGCCGAAACAGAACCGACCGCACCAGAGAGTGAAGCCGCATCGCCGGGCTCGGACGCGGCAAGCGAGCCTGAGGAAACGGGCGAGCCTGAGAAGGCCGCGCCGTCCGGGCTTTCCGAAACAGCCAAAGCGCCCGAAGATTTGACCGCGCCCGAAAGCGCCGTGGCGTCAGCCCATTCAGTTACCGCCAACGAACCAGACGCGACCGAGCCAATGGCGCCGGAGTACGACGCCGCGTCGCCTGTCTCCGTTGTGACGAGCGACCCACTCGAAATGACTGAACCGGATAGCGCGGCGCTGTCGGACCCTTCTTGTGTCGCGAGCGCGCCGCTTGTCGTCGAGGCCCCGGCAAACGAGGCGATGTCCGCTGCTTCGGTCGAGGCCAAAGCCCCGGAGGAAACCAGCGCCGCGGTGATCGCCGCCGTATCCGCGTTTTCTGTCGCGGAGAGCGTCCCGGAGGAAATCAGCGAACCGGAAAGAGACGCGGTATCGGATGCTTCGGTCGCAGCCAGCGCGCCGGATGATTTAATTGCGCCGGAAAATGAGGCCGTATCTGGCGATTCGGTCCAGGCCAAAACGCCAGAATAACTTGGCGCCCCCGTGAAAGCCGCGACGTCTGACGATTCCGTCGCCGCGAGCGTCCCGGTCGCCTTGATGCCGCCCGAGATTGACGCCGTATCTGTGGATTCGGTCGTGGCGAGCGCGCCGGTTCCGTAAATGCCGCCTGTGACGGATGAAGCGTCCGCGCCTTCCGTTGTCGCCAGCGTTCCGGTGTAGCCAGAGGCCGCTGGCGTATAGGTGATGACGATGACGCCTTGGCCGCCTGCGCCGCCACTGCCCTTCGTGGTCGATCCGTAGCCTCCTGCGCCGCCGCCGCCGCCATAGAGGCCGCCCTGGCCGCCATTCGAGCCGGTTCCACTGGCTGACCCACCACCGCCGCCGCCGCCGCCTGCGCCAGCCGTGCCGCCGACATTGGTTGGCGACCATTCAGCGCCGGGCAAGCCGTTCGCGCCAACCGTCGGGCCGGTGCTGGACCCGCCTTGGCCGCCTGTACCGCCGCCATTGGCTGAGACGCCGCCTGCGCCACCGGTCGCGGTTGTCGAAGCATTGCCGCCCGCCGTGCCGCCATCGCCTGCGCCGCCGCCCGCACCTGAGACGCCGCCGGTGACGGCGACGCCGCCCGCAGTACCGGCCGCGAATGGGCCGCCCGCGCCGCCGCCGCCATTGCCGGCGTTGCCTAATGTTCCCTGCGCGCCCGCGCCGCCGTCGAACAGCGTCGAGCCTGTTCCGCCCGTGCCGCCTTGACCACCTGTGCCCGTGCCGCCCTTGCCGCCTTTGGCGATGAGGGACGACGTGTTGAACGTAGTGTCGCCGCCATCGCCGCCCAGACCGGACGGAGCCGCGCCCCCTGTTCCAGAAACCCCGATGGAAAACGGGATATTGGCGCCGGGCGTGGCCGAGAAATTCGTGATCTTAGCGTATTGGCCGCCGCCGCCCGCATAGATGGTGCTGCCCGCCGACGCGCCGCCGCCCCCGCCGATGGCTTCGATGGTGTTGCTGGATGAGTTCCAGTCCGAGGGAACAGTCCAACTCGTTCCCGCCGTGAGCAGGATGACGTATTGCGTGACGTTGACGTTGGCCGTGACCGACGCCGTGTCGCTGGCCTCGGTCGTCGCCAGCGTTCCAGAGACGACAACAGGAACCGTCCCGGCGAACGACGCAACATCCGCGCCTTCAGTCGATGCGAGTGTTCCTGATGCCGCCTCGGAAATCGTCAGCGTCGGCGTCTGGGTATAAGTGTTGAGCGCCGTGGTCGATGAATAAACGCGGAACGCCAGCGTATCGCCATTGGCGACCTGCGATGAATCGATCCGAAGTCCGAATTCAAACTCGGCGTAGGAGGTGACGCCGATGCGCTGCGCCGCCGTGGCGCCGGTGTCGTCATACTGGCCGGAGACGAGCGTTCCAGACGCGCCGGTCAGAAGGGCGGTCGAAATCGCCGCGTTGTCGGCGCTCGCGCCCGCCGTGGCGTCGGTCGAGAATACGGGCGTCCCGCCAGACGATGACGGAACTTGCGTATAAGCGCCGCCGTTCTTGGAATAATAAATGTTCCAAGTCGTGTTGGATGACTGAGTGCTGCCGGTGTTTTCAACGCAAAAGCGGATGCGGAACGGAACGTCAAGCGTCTGCGTCCATGCTGTATTTTGCGCCGCCGCCCAAACGGGCGTCCCGCCTTGCGCAGCGGTTGCGTCAGTTCGCCCGCGAAAGCTGAACTGTTGAAGCGCAACCGCCATAAGCTAATGCCCCGATGCCAGAGCGTCAGGCGCTATGCGTGATCGTGCCAGCGGTGACAGTGACGGTCTGGCCCGACGAAATCGCGACCGAGTTCAGGTTGATATCCGAGCCGGAGGTGCCAACCGTGAGGCCGGTGACGATCACCGTCCCGGCGTTGTTGCGGAATTCGGCCTTGGCCGCCGTGCCGGTCGCAGATGCGGTGGCGGAGAGCGGGACGCCAGCCAGCGTCAAAACCTGCGACGCCTCGGTGAATGCGGGGTTCGGCAGGGTGATGGTCGCCAACACGCCGGTCGCGCCGGACAGCGCCGACGTTCCAATGACGAGTGAGCCAGCGGAGCCGGCGCCGGACCCGGCGACATAGGTCTTGGAGTTGACCGCGTCATTGACGACGTTGAGGCGGTTGTCCTTGACGGTATTGGAATAGGAAACAGACATGGGTCAGTCCTCTGGATTTGTGGAATTGGGGATAGGCGCCGCGAAGGGGGGAAAGATCAGCGCAGAACGGCCAGCTAGTAAGCTGTCGCCGTCATCAGGCCGCTTGTTTCAGCGTGCTCGAGTTATCGTTGGCCGGCGCCTCGGCCTTCCGCATAAAGCTGAAATTCATCATCAGCTGTTCAACCTGCAGCCAAAAGAAGGTTGTCGGATGAGTGCCATCAGTCTGGCCAACATAACCAACACACCAGACGCCGCCGTTCGCCACCAGCACATTCGTCTGATTGGGGGCGCATTCGCCGATCCGGGCGATGTCGATCAATCCGTTTGACGCTGCCTGCCAATTCGCCCATGTCGTCGTGAAAGTGGGCCATGCGAAAGTGGTCGAAACTGAGCCTGTCGTTCCGGTGAAATTCGAGGTCAAGGTCGCCGTGCCAGCATATTGGTTGACCGCCGTCAGCGCGTCGCTCGCGGGGAAGCCTGTCCCGCTGGCGTACATGCCGGTCCCGACCGTCGTCGTGGTCAGGCCAGAACATCCGGTCAGCGCCGTCGAACTATTGGTCGCTGAACAGGTTGCCGTGTAGCTGGTCACGCCACGCTGAAAATCGTTCTTGGCCATGCGCGAATTGTTGTTCCCGACGCCAACCGTGGTCTGGTTCGCGGTCGTCACCCATCCATCCGTCGAAGTCGTCTCCGGCGTGGTTGTGGTGTGAAAAATCGGGATGCCGGGGAGCGCGGCGCGAATGTTGGTCGAAATCGTAATCAGGTCGCCAAGTACCTGATCCGCCGTGCGATTGCCGGAGAAGAAATCATTGACGGCGAGTTCGTTGACGACCACCGTCGCGCCGGCCGTCGCCAGCAGCGAGGTGCGTAGAGCCGAATTAGCCGTGTTCTGATACCAGTTGGCTCTATCGCCGGGGACAGAATTGTTGATCTGCGGCATTTGCAGCGCGAACGCCCGTCCGAGGCCGCGCGCGCCGGACGGATCTGCTGTCATATCGTTGACGCCAGCCGGGATGCTGTCGCCAACGATGCCGACGACAGCGCGGTCTGAAAGCGCCATAACCGCCGCCGGATGCCAACAGTTTGCCGCCCCTGCGCCAAGCACCGTGTCATCCTGCGTATGGCCGTAGCCGCTGGCGCCGCCATTATATTCATCGCCAACGCCCGCCCGGTCGCAGACGTTCGACCAGTTGGAAAACACCACATGGCCGCCAGATGCGTAATTCGCGTCCTCGTTGATGCGGAACCAGGTATTTGCGGGGATCGTAAAACCAAGATTGGTCAGATCGGTGCAGCCCGTCGCCTTGTCGGCGATGGAGCCGGAGCCAGAGCCGCCCCAAGTCAGCACCGTGAACGTTCCACGCGGATACTCGACGGTCATTCGCACGGTCGCCACGCCGCCAGCGCCAGTCTCGACGCCTGATACCGTCGAATTGACGTACCAATTGGCGTAGCAAACCTTGATCGCAGAAATCGGCACATAGCCAATTTGCCATGACCGGCCACCGCCCTGAGTGTTCGAGCCGGAAACCGCATTCGGGATAGCGGTCCTGGGCGTCACCTGCCGCACAGTCGATGGGCCTGCCGTCGCAATATTCGGAGGGAGGTTGACCGGCGCAGGCGGCGGAATCGGCGGAACGCTGCCCGCGAAAGCCTGCGAGGCGCAAAACAGCGCGGCGAGGAAGGCGGCGAGAAGCTTTTTCATCGCTCAGTTCCCCGTGAAATGCAGAATGTCGGTCGTGTTCGAACAGATCATGTAAATCGAAGCGAGACCTGGGACGAGGTTTGCCCCGTAGGAGATCGCCTCGCCCGCCGCCAAAGGGTAGCCGGTTGCCGTCGTCACCCCTGGCCCACCGACATAGACCTTGCTGGTGTTGGCGTAGTCAGCCTTGAGGATGACGCCGTTGATTTGGAATTGGGCGGAAAGAGGGGCGGCGGACGTCGTGCAAGTCTGCACCGCGGAAAAAACCGTTTGGGCAGCGCAAGGCGAGAACAGGACAAGCGCCAGCGCGCCCGCGAGAGCGAGTTTCTTGAACATGGGGGCCTCTTGGAATTGGCGCGGTTAGAGCGTCGCGGCGAGGGTGAATAGCGCGTCGATCTGCGCCTGATTTTGGCCCATCGCCGCGCCCAGCGCCTCGATCAGCGGATTGGCGCGCTCAAATGCGGTGCTGCCAAGAATGGCGATCTGCGCGGGAAACCGGTGGTCCACCGGGAGCGCGGCGATCGCCGCCGTCAGGTTGGAGGGAAGCACGCCAGTGGCAAACAGCGCCAGCGCTTCGGCCTGGGTGATGATCCCGCTCTGAGCGGCGGCCTGAAAGAATTGCCGCCGGCTGACGAATGCTGGAATAACAGCAGGCGGTGGCTGCGGCGTAGGCGGCGCCACGAGCGCGCCGTTTGCCAGCGTCCATCCGATTCCTGCGCCCGCCTGCATCATCAGCATCGCCCCGTCCGGCGCGTCCAATTCGCCATCGGGCCATGTGACTTTCGACCCGTCATGCGCAACGACGGCGGAAGGATCGACGACGATGACATTAACGACGGCGTCGTTTTTGATAATTTGCACGGTCGACATATCTGGCCCCGATCAATAGAAAATTTCGACATAGCCGCCGGCGCCGGGGCCGCCGGCGGCGTTCGCCGTCGAGCCGCCGCCGCCGCCGCCCGGGAAATAGCCGCTTGACCCGGCCGCCGATGCCGACAGGTTGGAGACATAGCCGCCGAACGGCGAGCCGCCGCCGGGGCCGCCGACTTGATAAGAGCCAAGGCCGAGGCCAGACGATCCAGGGCTTCCGGTCAGATTGACGCTCCCGCCCGAAGCTGTACCGCCATTTCCCGCAGTCGTCTGGTAGAACCCATTGGCGCCATACCCGCCGGTCCCGCCATTGGCCGTCACCGTCGCCCCGCCGGGAACGGTAACGGAAGAGGCGCCACCTGTTCCGCCGGTCGCCGCTGGCGTGCCGCCGGCGGCCCCGCCCGCGCCAACCGTGATCGTCAGAACATCGCCGGGCGTCACCGCCAGCGGGCCTTGCGAGAAGCCGCCGCCGCCGCCGCCGGTGGCGTTTGTGCCCGCGCCGGGGCCGCCGCCGCCGCCGCCACCACCACCGCCCCAAATGGAATGATTGATCAGGTGGACGCCCGCAGGAACCGTCCATGTCGTCGAAGCTGTGAACGTGACAATATTGCGGCCGGCCGACGCCCGCGCGAACACGCTGGGGCCGACCACGGTAAGAAGATGAAAGCCGGAGCCGTTGAACGCCACCCCAAAAATGGCGTTGGCCGGCAAATCTCCCGCAACGAGGGCCGAACCGTCAGGCCATGTAAATCCCGACGTGTTGAGCGTCACCGGGCCGGTATTTGCCGCCGCGCCCTTCTGGATCCAGATGCGCTCGCCATAGGTGAAGCCATAGGCGCCATCGGACGGCGTCGGCGTGAAGGTCGCGACGACGGCATTGGCCGTGCCTGTGTCTTGAGCGAAGTTAAACGTGCCGCGTTGGATCGCCTTAACGAGCTGCGTCATATCGCTGTTCGTCGGCGTCTGGCCCGATGCCACGATAGCCGCGACAATCTCGCGCTGGGGCTGCTCAAGCGCCTCGGCCGGGGGGATAGACCCCTGAATTCCAGAGGCCGGGTTGGCGTTGACATAAGACGCATTTATGTCCGCCTGATCATAGGGCTTTTGGTATTTCATCGGGGTCCCATCATCCTATGAGGGGTGAAGCGGTGGAATAATCGAAGACGACTTCGGTATGGGCCGGAGACCATCGGCGGATCACGCATTCGAGGTCCGTCGCCAGAGCGATGCGGCAAAGCGGATCGACGCTGACCTGAGATTGCCCGGCCCTGAACCATCGAATACGGATTCCGCTGACCATGATGCGCCAGACGAACCGCATCTCGACGGGACCGATTTCCCACCGATATTGCTCACCAGACGTCCCGGTCGGCCGCGTATCGCCGCAGCGCGACAGGCCGCACATGAACGGCGAATATTCTCGGATCGATATTGCGTATCCAAGAGCCATCGCGATGGAATAGAAAAAATCGAGCGACTGACCGCCCTCGCAAGTCATGCGGTTGATCAGCGCGGCGCGGCGGTCGGCGATCGTCAACGGCTCCGCGACGCATGGATCCGGAAGGCCGAACGCCCGTTCCCAATCTTCGAGAAGTTCAATCGTCGCGCGCGGGTCGGATTCTCGGACGAGGAGATCGCCGGCGCGCCCGTCGACGTCTCCAAAGATCGCCGCAAGGCCACGGATCGTACGCTGGAAAACGCTTTCCTCGTCTGTCGGCCACGCAGGCCCAGTCGGAAATAGAGCCGCGAAAGCGTCGCCATATTCATCGCCGCCCCTGCGAACATAGCCACTTGGACGGGAGCTATAGTTGGCGTCGCCAATGACGCTGACGCCGATGATGAAATCACCGATTCCGTCAGCCATATGTCACGGTCCCAAGCGTCGCCAGCGCGCCCTTCGACGGCATGACATGATCAGCCATCGTGAGATCAAAAAATTCGACGCCGGCCGCCTGCATGATCGCTTCACTGACCCATGCCGCATAGATCGTTTGCGCATCCTGAGCGACGCCATTGATGGCGAAGGCCGGGGCCGCCTTATCCGCGAGCATCGCGGCGACGGAAAGAGCGATATTTGCCCTAGTCGACGCGTCGTCAGAGAACAGCCCCGAGATCGTGAAAGAGATCGGCTCGGGAATCGGAGCCTCGACGAAGAAGTCTTTCACGGCAACGGGCCGCTTCATGTCGAGATAGGCCTTCACTGACGCGATATCGCCAGAATTCGGGAACCCGCCGGACCCGGCCCGCAGATCGTCCATCATGAAGCGGACTGTGACGGTTCCGACGCCCATTTCGCGGGGTGAGCACCAGGCTCGGGTGACGCCGGGGACTTCCTTCGCCCACGCGACGTAATCGTCGGCGTCGCCCCCCATCGGGGGCTTCCGGATGCGTTCGAGAACGCGACCGCGCATCTCTTCCGTCGTCTCTTGGTCGACGCCACCATCGAGAGAAACGACCACCGCCGCACTGTCGACGCCGGAAATCGCGACCACGAGGCTTAAAACATCGCCAGTGGTGCGGTTGCCATCCGTCCCGGCTTGCAGGGCATGGATCTGGCACGACGTAGCGCCCACTCCGATCGTGATCGCCCCGAGCGTCTCATAGAGAATGCCGCCATAGGAAAGCTGCGTCGCAATCGGCACGACAGTTCCTATCGTCCCGGTGAATGTCGCCGCCCCCTCCGCGAATGTCCCCGCCTTCGGGCCTCCAAGCCAAATATTGGCATGGCGGACAAGCCACTCGGCTTCGGCCGTATCCGGGAGCATCTGTTTCGAGAGCCAGCGGATGAAATCCAGCACCCCGGACGCAAGCCCAGCCTGATTGTCGGAAATCACGCGAAGTGGAGAGTTCGGGATATTGGCGTCGGCGCCGGGGAGGCGCGCGGCGACGTAATCGCGAACCTGCTTGCGCAGATCGGCGAGGCTAGGGACGTTCCATGCCATAGGGGTCAGGTTCCGATCTGGGACCAGAGATCAGCAAAGCGAAGCTCAATCGCATCCTTGGGGCCGCGGTAGAGCCGAACCAGCGCATCGATCCGGTTCGCGCCGTTGCGCTCGACCTTCACATAGATTCTGGATGCAATTTTTCTGGTGATGAAGGGCTGAAGAGCTTCTCGAATCATGGTCTCGATCTTGCCAACCGTCGCTCCGCCTTTCGCGACCTGGTCGGCGATCTTCGCCCGATTAAGTATCCAGAGCCGAGAACCGATCGGCCATCCGTCCCAGATTTCAAGGGCGTCGAGATCGCCCCACCAACCGCGCCGGTCGTCATCATCCGGATCAGGCAGTTCATCGGA